TAACTCAAACATATAAATAGTTGGTTCTTTTTAAAGGATTAAGCACCATAAAAAACACTACCTTACTTCTTTCACTTCTTTTTAAGCCCATGAGTAATACGGGAGAGACTAGGCAGCTACTGCTAAGTCTGCACCTACGAATGCTAAAGCATCTTCGAAAGTGAAAGTTGACTTTTCGTCATTTCAATTGTACATAGGTGATTATCGTGTTTCCAATGCTAACACGGCCTGCACTTCAAAGAACTAAATTACCTGTCAAAACCGAACGACCCCATATTTGATAGATCTATATTATCTATCTTGAGTATTATATAGAAAAGCTTAAAAAAGTTTTTACTGATATAAATAATCTAAAGAAATTATACTAAATGGCTAGTGCAACTGAAAATTTTAAAGTCTTTACACGACTTAGCATTTATGTTGAGGATATACTCGGACAGTCAATAAATTACTTAACAAGTAAATTTGATCAAAACCGGGTAGTTTTTACGGCAGCCTCGCCGTTTGGGCAATTACTTCTAGTTGTAGAGAATTTAACACAGCTTGTTTTCTACTATATTGAAGATGCAATTACTGAACTCAATATAAACGAGGCAACTCGGTTAACCTCAGTATATTCATTAGCCAGCCTTACTGGGCACAATGCAAGCCGTGCAGTCTCAGCAATCGGTGAGATAAAACTTTCTACTAATGCAGACGCCGTTGATGCACCATATGATTTTGTAATTGTTCCAAACTTAACTCGATTACGCTGTCTAAATAATGGACTAACCTATATCCTAGATCTTCCACAAGATGAGGTTAAATTTTCATTTAGCGGCAAGGACAACGGTACCAAATTACAAATTAGGCAAGGAGTTGTTGAAACTCAAACAGTTACTGCAAAAGGAGTAGCAATCGATAGTTTCTCAATCGGTAGTCCGCAAAACTTCTACGTAGATAATTTCTATGTAAATGTTTACGTGAATGGTGAAAAATGGACAAAATATGATTCTATGCTAGATATGCCTAGGGGAGATAAGTCATACATGGTTAAAACTGGAATAACTAGCGGAATAGATCTTTATTTTGGAAATGGTAACTATGGAAAGATTCCAAGCAGCGGTTCAGACATATCAGTAGAATATCTTGTTACTGAGGGAGCAAACGGAAATATTAGAACAAATGACCCAGGTAAAGTTCAATTTGAATTCATTGATACTGGTTTTAGTATCTTAGGTGATGAAATCAACTTAAATGATTATATTGATGCTATAACAACACATCCGCCATTCTTTGGTTCAAATCCTGAAGATTCTAATTTGACTCGACTTATTGCTCCAAGAATGTCGAAAAGCTTTGCTCTAGTTAACGCTGATCACTACGAAGTCTTACTTCGAAAACTTAAACTATTCTCAGTGATTAATGTGTTCCTAGATGAAATTGATAATCGAGTGCTCAACCTTTTCTTGATTCCAGATATTAGAAAGACTTTTAGTACTGGCCAAGATTACTTTAATTCTGATCTTGCTAGATTTATACTGACTGACTATCAAAAGAATGAACTTCTTAGATATATTGAAAAATCTGGATCAAAGCTTATTTCAACAGACATTAAAATACTTAATCCAGTTCCAAGTAATTATATTATTAATACCTCAATTATTGTATTTGACGATGTTGATACCGATATTATTAAACGGGATATTTTAAATGTTCTTGGAACTTTCTTTATTCAAAATACTCGTAGAAATCGTGTTCCAAAGAGTGATTTAATTAAAATTATTGAAGGCGTAAATGGAGTAGATTCAGTATCGGTAAATATTGTTTCACAAAAGAATGAGATTGCAAAAATTGCAAATCCAAACGCGACAGATATTGGACTGGATGAATTTAATGATATTGTGACACTTGATGTAGAGCTTCCATTAATTCGAGGAGGATTCTCAGATCGTTTTGGAAATGCATACGCTACTGGACTTTCTGAAGAAGGTCTAGGCTCAGTAAATATTCAAATAAAATCAATAGTACCTCGACCAAAAACATCATATTAAAATGGTAAAAAACAGCATATTTAGACCGATTCTTGAAAGACGTGAAAAGAGACTTCACACTGGGTTCAATTACAAAGGCCAAATACTTAAGCGCTCACTATCATCGCAAATGTTCAATGTGAATGAAACACTAAATTCATATTTGTCAAGTATAGATAGCATCATCTATGAATGGGTCGAAGCAGTAAAACAGATTAAAATACACGTAAACCCTGCACTAGACAAGTATGAAAATAAAATAAAGTAATTTCATGTCAAATAAACAAGGTGGAATAGACAAAGAAAATAGGCGACACTTAAAAGACGAGATACAGGCACTATTGGGTTCAATTGGTACTGAAAATCAAAATGATTTAGTTATAGATTCTGAGATTTCTAATGAGACTCGTGCTGAGAGCCCATATGACTTTGAGGAAATGAGCAGCCAATTCACGAAAAAAGCTCGTGAAATAACAAATTCGTTATTCAAAAATTACGTAGATATTGGAATTTTTGAAGAAAGTGACTATGCAAAACACAAGAAAGAACTCGATACAATTAACATTTCAAACTTATTCTTTCAGCTGAAGACTATTAAAATCACCATCATTAAAGTGATGGAAGAAATAACTTCAGGTAATACTCATCCCCGATTAATCGAGGTCATGGGACAATTACAAGATAAAATGGCTGCAGTCACTAAAATGCAGGCAAATTATATCATCTTCTTAGAAGAAACATATCAAAAATTAAACCGCGATAAGCCAGTAAATGATGATGCACAAACGGTCGGCTCTAGCCCAGAAGAAGGCCAGTTCTTTATTACTGTAGGAACTAAAAACGTTACAAAAAGCTTACCGATATCTTCCCAAGATCGTCAGAAAGGAAAAGTATCGGGTAATTTAATTAATCCTAATAATAAATCGGATCTCATGAAAGAACACAATATTGAGCTCGAACAAGAAGACACTGATGATTTCATCGATCTTACTGAAATAATTTAAGGACCATGAAGGATATAATGTCAAATAGGGGTGCATTCACATCCCGTAAGATTTCCAGAATGAGCGGTGATGATGACGATACGAATAGTTCGATATGGACTACCGTTCGCCTTCGTAAATTACTAGATGAAATTGATAATGGTCTTGACGTTAAAGGATTACATAATTCTCCATTCAGAGATAATGATATTAATCTTAAACGTGCAAATCTACCTTTTGAATATACACCAGGCGAATGGCAAGAACTTTCCAAATGTAAAGAAGATATTATTTACTTCGCATATAATTACTGTTTTATTCAAACACCAGATGGGGTCAAACTACTTAAAGATGCCGGCGGATTACGTGATTTCCAGGAACAGATCTTACTTTCGTTCCAAGGAAACAAATACAATATCTTAATGGCAAGTCGTCAGATTGGTAAATCTGTGACTTCTGCAATCTTTATCCTGTGGTTTACTCTATTCCATGCAGAAAAAACTGCACTACTTGTTGCAGATAATTTCACAACTACTCGAGAATTATTAGATAAGTTTAGAATTTCACTAGATAATCTTCCATTCTTTATGAAACCGGGTATTAAACATGTCAATACCGGTAATATAAAGTTTGATAATGATAGTCGTGTTGTCGGTAGAACAACCACTAAAAAATCAGGTATTGGTTTAACGGTTAATGTGTTGTATATTGATGAGTTTGCACATATTGACCAGGCAAAATTAGATGAATTCTATCGTACAATATTCCCAACTATTTCGGCTGACTCTAATTCAAAGATTATAATTACTTCTACCCCAAACGGTAAAAATAAATTCCATGATATTTGGGTTGATGCGATTGAAAATAGAAGTAATTATGTTGCACTTAGAGTTGACTGGTGGCAAGTACCTGGTCGTGATGAAAAATGGAAAGAAGACACAATTGCCGATATTGGTTCACTCGATGACTTTAACCAAGAGTACGGTCTTCAGTTTTTCTCATCTGATCAATTATTACTTGGGTCAAACGAACTTAAGAAATTAAACAATATTAGAGTAGATTATAAGAATTCTAATTTTGCGTTAGACGAGGATCGTATGTATATCAACGATTATCTAAAACTGCATCCGCGATATGCAAAGCGCCAATTATCAGACTTTAAAAATGACTCAGCAAATTATCTATTCAGTATAGATACAGCAGATGGAGTCGGCGGTGACTATTCAGTTTTAAATATCTACAAAGTAGTTGCGATGCCAGTTTCTGAACTCTTAAAGAAGAAGGATGCTGTTCGAAACGAATTAGATGCAATTTCACTAGTTCAGATTGGAATATTTAGAACGAATGAACTTGATGTTACTCAATTTGCAGCAGCAGCTGAATTTATAATATATCGAATATTTAATCCTAACAAAGTTAGGATAGTCCTGGAGATGAATCACAAAGGTGAGATAGTTCACTCAAGATGTGTAGATAATTCTGAATACTGGACCGGTCAGTTTGTTCATACCAAACATACTGAAATGGCAGTTGTTCCAAAGATTGGATTACGACTTGGACCAACTAATAAAATAAAATATTGTGAAAGATTTAAACACCTAGTTACAATTAATAAGATTATTCCAAATGAATACTTAACTTTCATGGAACTAATGTCCTTTGGTAAAACTAAAGGCGGAGCATATCGTGGTCAGAATGGAAATGACGATTTAGCTATGACCTGCATAAATATTGCACCATTTTTTGACTCAACACAGTTTTGGGATATAGGAATTGAGACATTTGAAAATTCTTCAGCAGAATATCGTAAAGAGCTTGAAGAAAAAATATTTAACGTGTATCGTGAAAATAATAAAAAGAGTTTGTATAATTTTGATGAATTACGTCGATTAAACAGCACTCAGCATACATCTGGTGACGGACCGAGAGTTCAGCCTAATGTGTTTGATATGGAATCCATGGAACACATGAAAAAAATAAAGGATAGATTTTTTAAAGATTAAATACAATATAGTATTATAGAATAACCTTAATAAGATAAACGATGGCATCCCTTAAATTTAATGGCGACATTACGCTTGAAGAAATTTTTAATCTTCATCAAATTACTATTTATGATAACGTTGTAGACGCAATAAGCGCGAATTATAAAGACAAGTCAATTAATGAAATCAAAATAGTTAGCATTACACTTAATAATATTGAGTATAATATTAATTTAAGCCGCTCTAAATATATTAGCGGTCTTGAGAATGCGATAATTTTCTATGAAAAGTCAGAAACATATGAAAAATGTCAGTTGTGTTTAAATATAATTAACGAGTTAAAAAATAAAGCCGAGGTAATAAAATAAATATGGGATATGACGAAATTAACAACAAAATTAATTTAAGAATAAAAGAAATTTCTGAAAAACTATTAACCGATGCAATTACTGAAGTTGAGCGTAATGAGCTTGCTTCTCTAATTTATCCAAAATTAAAGTTTTTCGTTTGGAAGTTCTGTAAAAATGAATTTGATACAGAAGAAGCATTACAATACAGTCTTAAGCGCATCTTTAAAAATGTTGCACAGTTTAAATTTGAAAAAGGTAGATTTACTACATGGATCTACACAATTACTCGAAATGAGACCCTGTATTACTTATATCATAAGAAAAAGCATACTCATCTTGATGTTGATTGTCTCTATCAGAAAATAGACAAAGCCGATGATTTTGAAACAACTCACGCATATCATCTTGCTGTTGAAGAGATATATGCAAAAACCTTAGCTGAAATCTACAATATTGATGATGAGATGATGAAAAACATCGCAATCGATAAGATGATAAAAAATAAAAAGGTTAAACAAATTGCAATGAATTATCAAATAAATGAAAATACTGTAAAGACCAAACTTCGTAAAATCAGAGTTGATATTAGAGAAGCAGTAATTAAAGATAATCCTGACCTTGAAGAAAAAATACGAACAATACTATGATTCTAGACAAAATCCACCCAGTAAAAATCTTTAAAAGTCTTCAAGGATGCCTTGAAGACTTAGCACGATTTGCAAAGTATAAATTAATAATTGCTGAACTCCAACGGGATGGCAAATTAGATGCAATTGGACTTTCCGTTGATGTTGATTCAAATCTATATATTGGTGTAAATCTTAATCCTGAGTTACTGCTTTATTCAGAAACATCCTCTGAATCCGTTGAGCTTAAAATGATTAGTGATCGAATGAAAAAATATACTGACTTCTTAACTAAGGAGGGAATACTTGATTCTGTTAGAGTTGAATATGATCGAATTAAAAATGAAGAGTATTATGGATATGTTCTACAAATTACATTCGACTTTAAAAAGTATAAAAGACCAGCATTAGTATATGCTATTTCATACTTTTCAACCATTACACTAATTTTAATTGGCCTAGCACTCTGGCTATTTTAATACCTTCTAGTTAAATAAATAATAAAAAGAAACAAGATGAATAAAACTTTCACCTTTTTAGACAAGTGGGCACATCGAATAATGTTACCTCTTGTTATAATTATTTTTTTCAAAACCTGCACAACAAATAGTAGACTTGATAAAACCAACACTGATTTAACAAATAAGATTGAGTTAATGGATTCAGCGATTATTTCTAAAATTATTATAGCTGCGGACATTCAAAAAATGTTAATAATTGAAGGATTGAAGGCTGAGAAGAGAATGATTCAGTCAACTGACCGCAAAATACTTGATGTTAACCGACAATCTGAGATTGATAAAGAGCTTCAAAAATTAGAGAAATAATGATAGAGTGGATCAAATCGAATAAACTTGGAGTTATTCGCGGAATGTTCTTAGTGCCAATTATCCTTGTGATGATTATCTCCATTTCCCATGTTATTAGCTGGTATGATCTTGCAAACCCAACAAGTTGGGCAATATATCTTTCTATTGCAATTGAAATAGCGGCAATGTCTGCAATTTCTGCAGCATCTGTTCGAATCAGAGGCTTCTCAGTCTGGTTCGTTTTCATTCTAGTAACATTTATACAATTTATAGGAAATATTTACTTCTGTTATTCAGATATTGATGTGACTACCAAGAATTTTAAAGACTGGTCAGATCTTACGGCACCAGTGTTTGACATGATTGGTGCAGATGTCTCGAATGCAATCGATCAACGTAGATGGTTAGCATTAATTGAAGGTGGATTACTTCCACTAATTTCACTTACGTGTTTGCATTTTTTTATTAAGTATGATGGAATAGATAATATTGAGCCAGCTAAACCAAAAGAAGTTGAAGAGACTGTATTTGAAAAAATTGTTGCTCCAGAAAAAGTTGAAGAAGTAAAAGTTGAAGTAGAAAAATCGATTCAGCCTAACACTACAACCCAACCTGTTGAGCCACCAGTTATACCGAGTACACCTATTCAAGTTCCTCGTCAAACTCTGGAGCCCAAGCAACGTCAGAAGATGGGCCTTAGCAATAAGATGAAAAAAATACTTGGAAAATTATGACACTTGATAAATTAAATGCGGTATGCGACGATTGTGGCGGTTATGAAAACCAGCCAATCTTGCAACTATTTGGCGATAAATGCTTTCGAGTAGTCGACGGTAAAGCTACATATGGTGAGTTCTGTATCGGCGATTTTGCTTTTCCAGTAGACGGGCACACATGTATTGGTCTTAATGCTGAAATGAATGGCGGAGAAATTACAATCTTTGATAATCAAACTGGAGTACTTTCACCAAGTAGCGAATTAGAAAGCGGTAAATTATATGCTAGAGGAGTAATGATTCGTATTATTTACCCAACATATGATACAAATGGTGAAACTATTGAATTGGTAAATAAATCAGTCAAAATATCTCTTGAAAATACTGATACCTTAACTGCTACCGAATATCCACTACATGATCTTTTTACGATCTTTACTAATCCGAAGTCAAATAAGGCAGAAGACTTAATAAATAAGATAAAGATCATTAATACTAACTTGCTATATAATGTTAGAGTATCTGCTCTAGTAATATTTGGAAAGTCAATATAAAAAAATAAAAAGAACATGATGAATACTGGAGCAGAGTTAATTACCCTGGTAAATCAATTAAATTACGAACCTACTTTTATTAGTACAGATAAGCGTGCTCCAGCCGGCGCACCAACCACTATCGGTTATCAACAAATTGGAGAAGTTCAACAATATGGATTCGCAAAGGGTCCAGTATTTAAAGTAGAATTTGTTGATTTTGGAGGAGTTGTTACTCCTACTCATGTTAAAATTTGGGGAATTGATAATAAAGATTCAGATGCACCAATTTATCCAATTTCATATCTTCTTAACTTTCCAACAATTACTGTATATCTAAAGAAATTTGATTTCTGTGATTCAACCGGAGCATCAGTTGCTCCAGACGCAGCAGACTATACAATTGTTGGTTACAAAAAGAGAGGAATTCCAATTGCTTGGTAATGGATAGACTTAATGAAAATAATATATCACCACTTGTTTCTCGAGGAGATTTTACTCGAGGTATTCCATTTTATGGAACCAATGGAGATTTTAACTTCACAGTAAGTCGTAGTAAATTTACGCCAGGTATTTCAATATCCCAAAAAGCATTTGTTGACCTCTCAATCAAGGGAGACAAAGGATATACTGATTTTGATATTGCTGTTAGTAAATTAAAGCTATTTTATAAACCTGGAGACCGGATCAGAGGCGTTGTCGTAAACTCGATGCTTGACCATGAAACTGGAGTATTAGTTGTCGGCAAATTACACAAAATAGTTCCTGACTATACAAACAATTCGATACAAGTATACATAAAGAATCCAAAAACTTTAGAAATACAGGAAGTTTATCCTGAAACAATTGAGCGGGTATATGAATCTACCTCTGCTCACGTAATGTCATTTTCACAATTCATCAATTCATAATTTTATCATACTTTTAATTAGCAAAAGCGACTGATTTTAGAACCAGTTGCTTTTTTGCATATATAAGATAAAAAAATATCACATAATGAATAAAGTCAATCCAGAAGAAGCTGAGCGCTTCCTGAATGAACAAGATATTAAGTATGGAGTAAACAATGTCGCACCGACTGAAGTTAAACAGGAGGAACCTGTAAAGGTGACAAGTTTAGGTAAAGCATCAAGTCATCAAAACATGATTGAAATGTCGGCTGCCGAAGAGTCTCCATGGAAAATATTAAATCTTGAAAATCTACCATCTCAAGGATTATTTTATCCAGAAAAGGCAGAGTTACTAATTAGGTCTGCAAAAACCAAAGAGATTCGGCACTGGTCGACAATTGATGAAACTGATCCAATCGATATTCGTGAAAAAATAAATTTTGTGCTTAATGCCTGCACAAAATTTAAGATCAAAGGCCAGATGATGTCGATGAACTTCAATGATTTTCTTGAAGTCGATAAATATCATATCCTATTTAGAATATACGAATTAACTTTTCCAAATCAGGAAAATAAGCTTTGGGCATACATTAAATGCTCAAACGAGCAATGTGGTCATGTAAATCAAACCCAGGTCACAAGTAAAAATCTATTGGGCTTCCATTTTCCAGAAGAAGTAATGAAATGGTACTCTCCAGAAGAGAAATGCTTTTCTATATCATCTGAAAAACTCGGAGATACGATTCAGCTTCACCTACCGACTCTTGGAATGTCTGCTAAATTTAAACAGAAACGACGTGATGAACAGGAGAAAAATATTGCACTAGACGATTCGTTCTATGCGCACGGTCCATACCTACTTCGTGATTGGAGAAAAATCGACCTTTCTATATTGAGCGAATTAAAAATGAGTTCACTTGACTGGAATGACACAAAATTTGTAGTTATCCATAAGTTCACCGATCTACTTGAAAAAGCTAGCCTAAATAAAGCGGCCAGCGTTTGCGAAAAATGTAAAACACAAACGGAGAGCCATATTTTTTTGGGAGGAAGCTTCACTGTCAAAGATATTTTCATTATTTCAACTGGACTTAATGAACTTATTGGAGCTTAATGCTCGATTGGCGGTGCGGCTGGGTCAGTCCCTAGATACACTTTATAATTTAGAATACTTGGAATATTCACTACTGCTAAATATACTTAAAAAAGATATTGAAGCGGCAAATGATACTATATCGCAGGAAACACAAGTCGCTGCTCAACCTATTCGTGTTAATTTACCAGAAGGACTATCTCTAAAATAAATAATAAAAAGAATAACTGTCCGTGTTAGAAAAGAAAAAAATATTTGTCGACTCCTTTAATAAAAAGGCTGAGGATCTAATCAAACAGTCAGATGAAAAGATTGCACAATATGCTGCCGCTCGACAAAAAGCAATCAAATTAACTGACCCGATTTCGCTAAGTTTTTCTGATCCAAAAGTATCGTTCTCAACAGTCGGTGAATTATTTGCATGGGTATATCCTGAAGCTGGCGGATCAGAAAATATGCCTAGTGCATTTACTTCAGTAATTCTTGAAAATCTTGCTGGAAAGGACAGTCTAGGAAAAGAAGAATATAAAATATTACACAAGAATTTTTATGCGCCAATAAGTCAGTCTCGGTACATACAATTAAAGGAACTTGGCGGAGAAAAATGGTTCGATAGATTTATGTCATCTGCTCTGTCTAAAATGGCCCAAGTCAAACAAAAAATATCTGACTATAAAACAGTTGCTGATTTTGAGACTGCAGTCGATGATCTGAGTGAAGGAATGCTTTTAGGAATTGAGTTGCCTGGCGGATTAACTGCTCCACTATATGATGCATTTATTGAATCCGGTACTGCTAAACCGGAAACTCCAAGCTCTCCAGTAAATGCAACAGAAGCCGCAAAGCCTGCAGGATCTGCACCAATTAATGACACTGCAAACTCTGAGAAGTCTGCACCGGCATCAACTTTAAATCCAGAAAAATCAGCAACTGCTCCACTAGAAACAACTACTGGCACAGTTACTGCCGGCAAATCAGAATTGCCAAAAGAAGTTGGAAAGGGCCCAGACGCAGGTGCGCCTGCAGTTGTAGTAAATGTTGAATCTGCTGCACCAAACTTACTGGCATCGTCGGCACCAGCGGCGGCTGCTGCACCATCCATGCCGACCGTCGCTTCGAGCCCAGTAAATTCATCAAAGGAAACAGTAACAAATAACGTAACCAATAATAATAATACCTCTGCTGAAAAGAATACAGCATCACCGATTGTTGCAGGTGATGCTATTAAAAAAGTTATTGACCCTACCTCAAAAACTACAAATAAAACTAAAGTTACTGGGTCAATAATTAATAATTTATCAGAAAGCGATGCACAGCTACTTAAGAATTTTATTGAAGGTGATTCGAATCCAATAACTTCTGCTACAAATTCATCAGTTTTAAATACAACGACTTCTGCTACAAATTCATCAGTTAATGAGATAACCCCAAAAGAAGAAAAAATTATTGAAAAAAGTAGTGAATCTAACGCATATGGTGATGTTGTTGATATTAATAATATTAGCTCAGGTGATGCAGAACTACTTAAGAAGTATGCTGGGTTTGATGTAAATTCTCCTAAGAAAGATGCTGGAGATAAAACTGGATCGACTGAAGTTGTTAAAACAAAACCAGCATTACCTGCAGTGAAGACACCAGAAGTAAAAGCGCCATTGCCTGCTGAGCCGATCGATAAAAAGACCGAGCCTGTTACTGCAAAGGAAGTAAAATCTGAATCTTCTGAAACTGAAAGCCCAGCAACACCTGCAAGTATGCCTACTGGATATGCTGCTGAACAACCCTCGACTCAAGCATCAATGAATACTGAAGACATTGAGGCTCGCCTGGCTAGAATAGAATATCTGTTGAGTGGAACACTTGACGTAAAAATAGTTGACTAATGATACCACACCACAATAATGAATTAAGACTTGTGTATTCAACATACGGTCGAATACACGAAGAAATAGCTGAACTTAATCGGATGGCACAGGATCTTGTAAATAGGCAAGCTGTGCTTAGCCAAGAATTAGAGTATACTCGAAAGGCTGAAAAAATCGTAATAAATAAGATAGAAGCAGAGTTAGATCGGTCTCTTACGCAAGACGATCTTCTTAAAATAATACAAACCAATGAATAAAGGCCAGATTATAAATAAAGACAGGTTTTACCTAATTTCCATTGGAATCCTTATTCTATTATTAATTTTTTTGGCATGGAGACTAGAAGGAATTCGTCAGAATTCAATTGAACAGTCTGATGAATTAAAGCGTTCAATTATTGCATCAAATGTTTTAATAAAGGAATCTGATGGTAGCTATTCTAAATTAGTCGATTATTACAAAAGTGAAAAAGATCTAACTACTGAATTAAAAAATTCAAATAAAGATCTGTATAATGCAGTTAAGTCACAAGGCGAAAAAATATTAAGTCTAACATCAACTGTCATTTCACTTAAAGGCTCAGTTGAGGAAGGATTTGGTAAATTTAATCCAACTGATTCTAATCAAATTGATATTGCACTTAGATATCCAGCAGAAAAGGACCCATTTATTAAGTGGGACGGATTTGTAAATAAAAAAACAGCTGCATATCGCGGTAACTGGTCATTTGGTAAATTACCAATACAGATTGTTGTTACCGAAGAGACGACTGGTTTATGGAAGCATCGAGTGGTTGGTCCTGACTGGTTACTGATAGATTCACTTCAAGTAAATAGTCTACCTCCAGATAAATATGTGCCAACTATTGATCGCACATTTCAACTTATTATTGGAGGAAATTATATGAAGCCAATAATTTCAAATAAGTTTGGATGTATTGGAATTGGAGTCGGCCTAAGTATTGCAAGCAAACATAATATAATATTTAGTGCAAATACTAACCAGGAAATAGGCATTGGTTATTACTATAAATTAAAAGCACTCAAAAGAAACAAATAAGAAATGAGAAAAAGTAGATTTGTAAATTTAACAGCATATTGTATTGTCGAATACATGTTTGACCAACTTGGGTCATTAGATTTTTATACAGATTCATTTGTATTACTTCAAAATAATCATACTGATTCACACCAAATCTTAAATAGTGATAGTTCATTTTCATCTACTAAGAATATCCAAGACTTAACAGTTATTCCGCTTGGCAACAATACCTTTGCATATTTAGATAGTGAGAAGATACCAGATTATTTAGCATACGACACTGAAATCACACAGACCCCAATAACTGGATATAATGTTGTGATGGACCAAGTTAGATTTCATTTTGTTGCAGGTTTCGAGTTTGATAATTTTAAAGCCCTAATTCTAAGTATTAAACACTCAGAAAATGACGGCAAATCAAATGTTTTTGCAAATATCCTACTTGCACCTGAAACAATCGCTCAATTAATTAGTTTTAATCCAAAACCATTATTTTTAGCAAATGCAACATATGATCGATACATTGATCTTATGGTTCCATCAATTAAGAATATTAACGAAGACTACAAAACATCGCCAGTCCCAGCATCAACATTTGTTGCGGCAATTACTCCAAATACGATCGGGTCAACTGGATTTATCTATAACAATCAAATCTCGATTGGTCTAGGAGAATGTGGAAGACGTAAGCCAATGTACACAAACGCTGGCGTAACATATGATACGTTTGAAGTAACTGAATATTTTGAAGCACAACTTTCACAAAGCAATGAATTTGACAATGTTGGTGCATATGTCAATGAGTCAATAGACGGTGATTTTATCGAATTCTATATGACATTTAACGCCGGTTTCCCATCTGATTTAATTAGCATCCTAAATCAAAGAAATCCAGCAAACGACTGGATTATTATCCATCAAATTAGTGTATTTGAACAAGTAGGCACAGGTTTCAATAATACTGCTCGATTCGTCTTCTTCCAAGAGGAAAGATTTGATGAACCAAATACATTTAGACCAGTATTACGAAATGCGAATGAAGCAGTAAGTATGTCAATCGATTATTTAGCACGATTAACGAACCGGTTAAATGGTGAGCAAATTATTCGCGAAGCGTCATTCTCATTGGTTTCTCCAAAGAAATATGGTAAGAAACTAATCACAATGCCATTACAAGATAAGCCGCAATCCCAAAAAGTTTACAATAAAATTATCAAGAAGAGCTTTGAGGCAAGTAAATTATTTAGTGAGCCTAAGATGAATACTACTATTCCGGCATCAATTAATCCTGTGAGTACTGTTGTTCAGACCGAGTATGTGCCAATCTTTTTTAATAATAGTAGCATATCAGTATCGAATGTAAGTTCTCTAATTAAAACCAAAGATTCCCTAGAAGAAGTAATCTTCTCCCAAGGAAAACTTAGATTTATTCTTTCGCCATTTGATAATATTATCAAATTGAAAGTATACACGACAAATAGCTCAAGTAGTAAAGTTACACAAGTTCCATTGGACTTAAATATAAATTCTGCAAAATATCGGTTGGTATTTGAAACAGACAGCGGTAAAGTGCCTATTACAAACATGAATAATGCCAAGATTGAAAATTTGTCAACTGGTGTAATTGCATTTACTGTTTCAAAAAAAGATAGCGAAACTATTTTGCAAGCACAAAACCGGACAGCCTATCTAATATCTGTTGGACAGGATGGAACTGAGACCTTAATTTATACTGGAGAGTGGAGAAAAGCGACTGAACAGTCAGATATCGACCTTGCAATTGCTACTGCAAAAGAAGAAGGAAATGCCTTGGCGCAGCTTCAATCTACCTTAAATGAGATTAAAGCACAGACGTTAGTCAAAGATACAGCATCTAGTGTTATTCCGAATACTATAATTAAGAAGACCGCAGTCGCGCCAGTCGTTAATAAATTTGGAGTACCATTACCACAAAGGGTTTCCCCAAATTCAGCAAATGCTGGAAGAGGGTCAAGTTCAGAAGCGGGTGTCTGAAAAGGGTAACTAGCTCCTGGAAATTATGAATATCTGCTCTAAAAGTCAGATAAATAAACTAAAATAAATCATTACCAAAATGAACGAATTCTTGCAAAAAATGCTAGCCGAACTCAATTCTAATAAGTCTGTGAGCTCTGAGCCGTTAGTAAAGATGATAGTTGAATCAGCAAATAAATCGATTGCATTAGGAGAAAACGTTGCGTTGGTTAGTGCAAATCTTAAAACTGGACTAGCATATATTAACGAAACTATTAAAAATCCTTCGCTAAGTACACTATTAACTAAATTTAACGAGAGTGCAAACACACCAGAGGCAAAAGTTACAGCTATTGCAAAAGAAGTAAATCTTTTAGCTAAAATTACTTTACTTAAGGAATCTAACGCATATAGTAATCCATTAGTTAAAACTAAGATTGATTCGTTTGAATCATATTTGAACAAAGGTGCAGTGGATTTTGCAGTCTGTGTATCATTTATTAACATGTTCGAACAATATAATTACGATGTAACCATTAAAAAATGCGTTGCTTCTGTAAAAAAATACGTAAATGAAAACCAATCAAAACTTGCAGTATTGAATACAATCTATCAAATGGATTCATTAAATTCTCCAGTTTATGCGGGTGTAAGTTCTGACTTAAAGAGTATGCTGATTAATGAAAGCTATACTGCGGATATCCTTAAGGTTAAATATGGAACGTCTGTTCCCGCTGTCTCTACATTAATTAATGATCTTTTAATTATCGAATCAACTCAAACTGGAAACTTTACTCTAGGTGAAGGTAATTTCGATACTAAGATAAGCAATCTAATTTCTCCAGCAATACAGACGGCCGATGGATTACTTGTTTATACAGACAATCGATTCTTATCAATTCGTGAAGCTAATGGATTACTTGGAAATGAATCAAAAGTTCACTTAGATGGAGCATTTAAAATTGCAGAGGTTGACCCAAATTATGTAAAAACAGCATATGGTAATTTCTACGATCTTTGTGAAGCATATGCAACTCTAGGTTTTGCTAAATCTGACGACGGTCTTGGTGTTGAATCAAAATCAATTAGAAACTTTAAACTTGGTTTCAAAGTAAACGAAGAAAAAGGAGTTGACTTGTATGTAAATGGTTCAAAGGTCGGAACTCCAAATGCAGTAAATGTATCTGAAGCTCTAGCATTAGAGAACAATATCGTTAAAACAAAAGTTTCAAAGATTATTGAAAATACAAATTGTCTATTCAACTTTGATTTTATTAAAGAAATTTCAAATGATAGAACAATGGCAGAAGCGGTACTTGTTAAATTAAATGACAAATATTTTATCTGCGAAAAAGTAAATACTTCTGATCGAGTATGGAATGAAGTTAATGAACTTGAAATGTTTGAGTTCTTTAAAAATAAATTCAACTATGACATTAGCCCTATTTTTGGAACTGAAATTAACAAAGAAGTTGCTAAGATTATGCAGATTGAAGAAAAGAAACGTGATATTCTAGCAAATATAGAAAAATTAGAAGGATCAGCTAAGAAATTAACTGAATCTTGTGCAAATACTGATCTTAACGCGCAAAGCATCAGCAAACTTGAAGACATTAGAGAATCTGTTGAAAAAACAATCAATAATTTAAAAGAAGAATTTATCCGAATTGATCTATTAAAAAAAAAGGAACTAGCGTAAACGAAGGTAAAGCAAAAGAGCGCAAATTTAAAACTGGCGATCCAGTCGAAGTAAAAGGAAAACTTGGTAAAGTAATTGGAGTAAATGGAATAACTGGTGAATACATAGTAATGTGTGGCTCAAAAAGTGAACGATATCCAGAATCAGAAGTACATACGATCACTCCTACTAAAAAGAAAAGCTCAAAAGCAGACAATATAACTCGAAAGACTCGACCTAAAGAAAAATCACTTAATGTATTATAAAATAAAAAAGGAGCAAAATGCTCCTTTTTTATTTTAGATTAGCCAGAAAGATAGTATATTAGTTTCATGAAAAGACTATTATTAAGAACACTGTACGTGCTTATAATATGTAAAGTAAAAAACATTAAATATGTAAAATAATCAAAACTGATTTGTGCTACACAGTACAATAAGTAAACACTTAATTTTTAATATGGACACTAGAATAGATTTTACAACTGCCAAAAAATTTAACCAACTTGAATTAGTTGATTGGAAAACCAAATACTCTGATTTTAAATTTTATGTTAGAAAAGGACTTAATGAAGTCAAGTATAATGTAGGAACAAATGTTTCAAAAAGTCCAAACAGTGGCGAGTATATTAAACCGTTTGTTTCAGAAAGAATGGGAGCACCGTTAAACGTAAACCATTCACTTAACCGTGAAGATACGTGGTTAGACATTGGTGGTCACTTAGGATTCTTTGCAATTCGTATGGCAAAACAGTTCCCAAAGATCAAAAAAATTATTTCATATGAAGCTCTTCCACATAATGTAAGTTTTGCATTGGAGAACGTAAAAGTAAATAGTGTTGAAGGAACCTGTGAATTTGTACAAAAAGCAATTGTTCCAAATCATGAGTCAGACATCAGCTTTTTTATCTCATCTGACTCTGGAAAACATTCAATCCTTCCAGTAAAAGGTCGTGAGGTAATCACGGTTCCGGCAATCAATATTAATGATGCAATTACAAGTTCTGGCGCAACTGCCATAAAAATGGATGTTGAAGGTGCTGAATATGAATTAATTAAATCAGTCAAAGACTGGTCACCGATTCGATTAGTAATTGTGGAATGGCATTTTAACTCAATGCGATCCCTAACTAAGGACAAAAATTACCGAGTTACTCTATACCAAGAAATCATGAACATCTTTAAAAATGCAGGTTTTGATATTATTCGCGGATTACCAAATGTTGAATATGGTAAGAATTTTATCACTCACTTTATCGCGATGAAATCGGATGAGAAATAGTCCATATAATTTACTACAAGAAATATACAACGAGCATCCATGGAGGATGCTCGTTTGTTGTATTATGTTAAATTGTACTTCTAGAAAACAGGTCGATGTGATTCGTGAAGAATTTTTTAGGCGATATCCAACTGCTCTTGAAGCAGTTGGAGCCGATTCAACTGAGATGGCAGATCTTCTTGCGTCATTAGGCTTTAAGAATAGGCGAACAAATACGATTCGTCGATTCTCGATAGACTGGATGACCCTAGATTGGTCTGAACCTAGCGAATTATATGGAATAGGTAAGTATGCACAAGATTCCTGGGAGATATTCCAGAAAGGAAACCTGACCGTTACTCCGACTGATGGAGTATTAAATACGTATTTGGCTTGGGTCAAGCGACCTGAAAATCTAATAAAACCAGTTAACTTAAAATCAATATAACAGAATATGAAAGCACTATATGCATATTTTGGCCTAATTGACCTACACACAATTGACTCGCCAGGACATTCACTGTATCAATTAGGATTAATCGACTCGATTAGAGTATCATATGGAGTCGAAAAATTTGACTTCTATTCATATTACCCAAAGGAATTACAGGCTAGTGAAATCTCAAAGGATATTCAATTTCCAGACACTGCTCTTGGAAAAGTATTTGCTAAATATCGAACTGACTTGTTTGATGACTATGGAATATTATTTGATGTAGTATTGGATAGAATTCGCAATAAGAAATATTCACAGATATATCTTAAAGCAAGATTTAGAAATATCTCAACTCTTACTAAAAAATGGAAAGATGCTAGTAATTTCGAAGAGATTATTGATACTGCAATTACTTCCGGTTATACTAAGGAAAATATTATAATACTTGATACAGATCTTTCGTTGCCTCCATCATTCTATAAAAAATATGGAGATGTCTTAACTATCAGCATTCCATCAATTGATTTTCCTGGAGTCTCAAGTCGCTTTTTATCAGAGTGTGTTGCCTTGCATAAAGAAAATTATACAAAAGAGAAAGTATCTGTATTCTATGGAAATATTGATACCTCTAACTATAAAAGTGGAAATTCCAAGAGTGAAATGTTGCCTGCGATATTAAATTGGCTTGCATCAGCCGATACTCGGAATTCAAATGCTATTCAATTAATTGTTATTGGAAAATCAAAAGATTTGGAAAGTCTTCCTTCTGGCGTTCAAGTAGTATATCGAAACCTACGGCAGGCGGTATGGTCAACACTTGAAAAATATTTAGTAATGATTAATGTTACTAAAGAGAAATACGACGAGCGTCGATTTATTCCAGCTAGGATATATGAAGCGATGATTTTTGGAATGATTCCAGTTTCATATAAATTTTCATTCTTAAGTGAAACATTTTCTTTTAATAATATTGATGATTTACGTGAAATTATTATTTACTTAAATGAGTGTGACCAGGACGACTTGAAAAAAGCATACTTAAATTTTATTAATTCCTACACTAACTATTGTGAAAACACATATGGATAATCAAGAAATAGAACAAAGGGTGATCCGAGTAATTGAAAGTTGTAAAACCGTCGATCATATTGATGCTGCAACAAAATATGTTTTACTTTTTTTTAAACGGACGGGCAACGTTTCCTTATTTAGGGAATTAATTAATCGTTTGAATGAACAATCCTCCCAACTAAATTAATTTTAAGTACTTACCTGGAAAGCAGTATATCTCTTAAATAGTAACCGCTTTAATATTACCTAATTGAATCTCCAGAAGAAGATTCAAGAAAATGTGGTGCTATTTTTGAAAAGATAATTAAGAACTAATCTATTTAATCTAGATAAATAATAAGAAAGATTCAGTATTAATGAAATATATTGCACCATATGGAGCTCAACCTGAGCCAGTCGCGTTAATAAATGAATATTTTAAAGGAAATGAGCATATCTTTGCTTCAGTATTAACCTTTGAAAATATTGAATGGGAAGCAAAGATGCTAAATCTTGCTGAAATGTCGATTCCTGAGAATCTAGTATTCGACCTACACCTCGATATGATTTTAAATCAGGGTACAAAAGCAGTTACTAATTACTATAAGGAACTTATCTCAGGAAAGAATGCGATACTTGAACAAGCTAAAATTAAGCTAAAGGTTCCAAACTCAACTAAAATAAATGAAGCCGCTGAAATTTTTAGACTTCGTGTAAAAGATCGACTTACTACTCTACTTACTGAACAGGCTGTTGCACCTAGTCTAACTAATCCATTTGGCGGGTTAGCTGCCAGTCTAATGGGCGGCGTAAAGCCTGCAACTGCACCGGCTACTCCAGCTACACCTACTACTCCAGCTGCACCTGCAGGTCAAATTGCAGGAACTCCAGAAGAGTTTGATGCAGCCCTTGCTGGAGGAGCTGCGACTCAACATAGTGACGGTGGAGTTTTTGGATTTCTAAAGAATTTATATTATGGACTTACTGAAGATGGATCGCCGCTTGGTATACTACACCTGGTACTTGATATTCTTGGACTTCTTCCTGGAGCCTACGGTGCAATTGCAGATATTATTAATGCAATCATCTATTTCATTAGAGGTAAATGGTTATTAGGCTGTATCTCATTAATTGCAGCATTATTATTTGGAGCAGGTGATATGATAAAGCTTCTTAAGCCTGGAGCAAAGGCTGCAGAGCCAGTAATTGCGGCAATAATAAAAGGCGGAGGTAAAGGAGGCGGCGAAATTCTAGCTAAATTACCTGCAAAAGAGAGCGGTCCTGCAATTAAATTATTAAGATTTATTGCAAAAAATATCGTTGACGTATTAGGAAAAGCGACCGACATACTTGGAAAATTCTTTGAAGTATTTATTGCAAAGGTCGTTGGCTGGATTCCGTTTATCGGTAAACCGTTAAAAGGTTTCTTTGAAACAATGGGTAAAGCTTTCTCAAAACAAGGAGAAAAACTTGGTAAATTTTCAAAAGAATTTGGCGAAGCAGAAAAGGTTGCTATTAATCTTGCAGCAAAGGATGCAGATGTTGCAGTTGAGGCTATGTTAAAAGATAGCAAAATTGCAATGGAAATAGATCCGGTCACCAAAACTGCAAAAATTATTGGATCTGACGGCACGCTTCTAGCTAAAGAATTTCCAGCAGAGTACCTGGTCAAAGCGTTTGATAAAAAAGCACCCGGTCTATTTGCAGTCGGTGAAGAAAAAGCAATTGCTAAATATTATTCAAGCGTTGCATCATCAAATACTAAGATGCTCGAAGGAGTCGGTGCATATTTCTTAAAGCAAAGCTGGGGAGCCACAAAAGGTATAGGCCGGCTTTCACTATTCATTGGAAAACAGGTTCTTAAATTAATTACTGGAGATGCTCAGCTCTCTGGATATAAGGAAGAAGAAATCATGTATCACGGAAATTCGGCTATGCAGAACTGGGTTGCACAAGAGATCCACAAGCAAAAAGAAGAGACTGGCGCAACATATCTGCCTGCCGCAAATTTTGATTCTAGTGAAAAAGAAACATTTGATAGAATTACAAATTATCAAAACAATTATGCCAAATTATTTGGTCAGCCAAGTATTATTCCAGTAATCTATAAAAAGTATGGTGATACTGATGATCAGTTTGAAGATTTTTGGAGTAGTGTTAGTAAAGGAACTGTAAATACTCCGGAACTTGAAAATATTGCTACTTACTCCGAAAAAGAAAAAGGTGTAAAAGAATCACTTTCACACCTTCGTTATATTATCCCTTATTCTAGGTTTTAAGCGGTCTTCTTAATCTTTTCAAGTATACTTGTGATTGCAGGTTTATATTCATCACCTTCTCCAGTACAGCCGGTCCAGTATGCTTTTGCTAGAGTTGAAATATCTCCACCAAGTTCATCATCTAATACCGCATAGACATTCATTTTAGCATCAATCTTTCCATATGCGACACTAACTTCTTTTGCCATTTCCGGAGTTAATCCAGTAATTAAAAGAGCAATTGAACACTCTTCTTGGTCAGTCGTGTTTCCAAACAGTCCGCTTCCATTTTTAAGATCAAGTAACATTGATGCAATATCTGATGCTCCTTGCTGTTTTGCGTTTTCAATATATGCACTTGGATCTGCAGCCATCGTATCATAATAACCCATTGCTTCTGCTCCTTTTGTAAACATTCCAGGCTCTTCTGCTCCTTGTGGAGTTTCACCAGCGTTTGTGCCAATATCTCCAGCTTTTTTAGCTGCAAGAACTCCCATTGGAGTTAAATTAACTCCAGCAACGGTAAATAATTCAGTTGCTTTTGCCGGAGCAAGATATCCTGGTAAATTTCCAAATGATGTGAAAAATTCTGCACCTTTTACTGGTTGTAAAACAACACCAGTCGCCTTTATTTCTTTAACCGTATGATTTACCATTTTTCCAGCTCTAGCATATTCAATGGTTTTTCCTGTAGATACTCCAATTTTTTCTAAAGCTGAGAGTTGGGATACTTTTCCTAAGTTTGCAAATACTTTACTTAATCTAGTTATATCTGCAATAACTCCAACACTCTTTCCTAATGCTGCACTTTCCGTTGCCATACCGGTTGCTTTTGCTAATTTACTAGCTTTAGAGGCAGCAGATGCAATCTGGGCTCCTTTTAAACCTGCAGTAAATGAGGCAGATCCTCCACAAGTAACTATGAGTAGAGCAACGTCTCCTAAAATTGTCCATATATTTAATCCTCTCAATACAGATGGTTCAATCTTACGACGATATAGATTACATGAAACTACTTCTCCATGTCCACCAAATTCCTCTTCCATAAAGTCTTGGATAGATTTTCCATATTTAGACTTAAATATTTCATCTAGTTTATCAAAATACATTTGTGGATCTACACTCTTTGCTGCAGCAATCTGTGCAAATGCTCCAGCAAGAGATGCAATTGTCTCTTCATCTGTTCCAGCATCACCAGAACCATTTCCACCAAAGAAGCTTCCAATTGAACCAATTATTCCGCGTTCATTCCAGCTAGTGCCTTCGCCGGCGGACTTTAGCATTGCAGCTGCTACTTCCATATCAATATCTCCCCATAGGAACTGGTCATTCATAATCCACATAAAAAATTTAGGAACACTCTTTACTGATTTGTCAACCTTTACAAATAGTCGATCTTCTTCAGATATCCCAAATTCCGTTTTATCAAGGGACGTTAACTCATATTCTCCTTCATCGAAAGCCGTTAAGATTTCTCCAAGTTTCGTAAGAAGCTGGTCATTATCTAAATACCCTTTAAGTCGAGTGTTTAAATCGTCTGAAATTACAGCAGGTCCCTGTTCAAGAACAGGAGTTAGGTAATTTTCATAGATCTGTGCGTAGTTTCGTTTATCTAAAAACATGTGATATCTGTTATTTTTTAAGCAGTTTGTACAGGGGCAGGAGGATTAAAAGATTTGCTAATATCAGCTAGTCCTTTCATAAAGGTAGCCTCTTGATCTTTACTTAATCCAGCAGTTTTTTCTTCAGGGTTTACTGCAGTTTCCGCAGGAGCATTTGTACCAAAAATTGATTTTCCATCTTTATAGAATAACATGGTACGAAGATTTTCTGGCGTTAATTCAGTAGACCCATATTCTTTTTCGTATTCATCAATTATTTTTTTTCTAAATGCATCGTCTGTGAACATTTTCTCCAAAAATGTTTTATCTTGAACGTTTGTTATTTCAGAATCAGTAAATAGTGGAGTTGCGACACTTTTAGATATTTTACTATCTTTTGAGTCAGCATCATCTAATGTAGTCGACCACATTACTTTCTTGTTTTGTGCATCATATGATACTGTTCCATTTGGATCCGATCCGTCTTGTGTCTTTGCAGTAATTGAACCATTTTCAATAAACTCCATCTTATAGAGTTTACTATTTGTTCGCATAGTATAAAGGAATTTTTTACCCTGTTCTTTCTTAGTTTCGGCATTTTCGGTTTCTGCTGGTTTTACTGGATCAGCAGCGGTCGGATCTGGAAGCTGTGCTTGATTTGCAGTATTAAGTAAATCAGTAACGATTGCTGGTGCAAGTGCTGAAAGAGCTTTAAAACTTTCATCATCAATAAATTGAATACCTGCAGTAACATTTGGATGTGCTGGTGCGCCGGCTGCATCATTTCTATCAATAATTTCAAATTGAATCTTCTGTTTAGTTCTTCCAAATAGTTCGCCGTCTTTCAAAATAGTATAGACGATGAATTTTTTAGTAAAGAAAGAAGGTGTAAATTGACCTATTGTCATTGTGAATTGATCTTCTTCATTAAAATAGTTCTTAATTGCCTCAATTCCAGTGACAGTTAGTTTATTTGATGCGTCAATTACATCTAAATCGTTAATTATCTTCATAACAAATTTAGTGTTCGATTGAACTTTATATGTAATTTTATGCTTCTTGCCAGAAGTAGGATCTATCATTGTATCTTTACCTTTGGCAATAGCCTCGGTTAACGAGGACCAACTATTAAATGACTTAATCATGAAAAATACTTTATTTTATTTATCCTTGCGATAAATAATAAAAAGACTATTCTCGTGAAACTAAAGAATTTTACAGATTATGCAGCATATTATTCAAAGGATCCAAAGAATTTTGAAAAACGGGTAGTTCTAGCGTGCTCTGAGAATTATGGAGTAGCAGTATTTAAACATATCAAAGAGTCGTCAGAAACTCGAACACTAGGTTCAACAACTCCAGTTATATTATGGAATAATTTTAAATATCCGACGACTGCGGTAAATGAAAGTTATATATTTAATACTAAATCAATTCCAACATATGAAGAACTTTGTGAAAAGTTTGATGGTAATCAATTTATCCCTAAATCAACAACTGACCGTGCACAAGTTAAAGGTTTAAAATTTCCTATCACCGGTGTGGATGGCGATGCGTCTGAGGTCTTCAAAACATTTGGAAAATTCAGAAAATCTGAAAGACACTTCCCAATATTTAGAGAAAAGAAGACGCCAACTACTCGGTTCGATGTTCTAGCATTTAAAGACAGGCCAATACATGTTCAAGAAAAAACAAATACCTTGGGTTTTGATGTCAACTCATCTCGCTTTAAATACTTAGATCAAGTAAATACAATAATAGAATCAATCTCCTCTGAATATCCACTAGATTTCTATCATCTTGGATTAGTTGAGTCCGGCGACACTCTATATTTAGATGCAATTTCAACTTCTCTAAACCTAAGTCCTTCACAAAGTATAAAAATGTACGAAAGCGCATACGAAGATTTCTATGTTGCCAAATTACCAAATTGGTTTAAAACCCAATTATTTGAAACATACGTAAAACCGTATTATAAGAAGAGATATTATGACGCTGCTTTGCTTAAACCAAAGCATTCAATTGATTTTAAAAAATACGTAGGCTAGTGATTATCATAAATTGTAACAATAAAAAAATAGACTCATGTCTTAAACTATATCGACAAAAAAGCGATCGCTTAGGTATTGTTAGTGAGCTTCGAGATCGCAAGACCTTTAAGAAACCATCTGTTAAGAAGAGAGAAATTTTACAATTAGCAAAATATAAGAATATAAAGTATGTCAATTCTGAACTTTAGTGAATATATCAACGAAGGTTACGAAGACATTAATTCTAAATTGGAAAAGAGGATGGCGGCCGGCGTCGCAATAATCTATCAAAATAAAATATTATTGGTACACCCAACTGGCGGTACCTGGCAACGTGGAATTTGTGGAATCCCAAAAGGAAGCATGGAATCTGGTGAAGAACCCATCACTGCGGCTCTTCGTGAATTACGTGAAGAAACTGGAATCATATTAGGAGCAAGTCAACTTGATCCCAGTCCAGAGCTAGTTAATTTTTATAGTAAAACTCGTAAAGTTGAACGACAACTCATCTATTTTATCTGTAAAATAGATAATCTTTCTGAGATCGGTTTAGAAACAGAAAGAATACCTAATCGTCAACTTCAAATCGAAGAAGTTGATTGGGCAAAATTTGTTACTCCAGAAGAAGCATATTCACTCACCGTGCGATCACAACTAATTATATTAGACCGACTTCTTGTGTTAGGTTTGAGATAAATAAAAGAAAAGAATATCGACCGATGTCATATCTTGTAAATTATAAAAACTGGAAGCGATTATATGAAGCGACATTTGCCTTTGATCCCAGTGGAAATTATCCAGATGAAACATTTGGACTTCCTACTGGAGGAGTAGACAGCGGTAAAGTTTCTCCAGGAGGAGCCGGTGGAGACTGGGATGGAAGTATGCAGAGAGCATTAGCCTTTGGTAAAATTGCAAATGAATTTGTTGGAAAAAATATAATTTCGTCTCAAAAAAGAACTCGAGTAAAAACTGCATCTAATCGAACTTCTGATCATTTTGATGGGCAGGATTTTACATATGCCGTTGACCTTGGCTGCAATTTAGAAACTGGTGATAGGTTACTTGCACATTTAATGAACTGGTTCGGTCACTCTGAATACAAGGGCGGCACCTGGTTCAATGTAGTAAAGGACGGATATCGATATCAAGTAGGCTGGAGAGTACCAAATCACTTCAACCATATTCACGTAGGAGTTAAAAAACAAGACGGTAAGGATTCAGTAAGCGGAGTAAAGGTAGCTGCACCTGCCGCGACTGAGTTGACCGCAAATAACCAAGATATTAATATGACACAAATTCAATCTGGAGAAAAATTACTTAAGTCTGGAGCAACTGGCGATGTTGTCAAAGTAATTCAGACTAAACTAAAAGAACTGAAATATTTTACTAAAGAACCAAATAGTGAATATGATAAAGACACATATAATGCAGTAAGAGCATTTCAAACTGATCGTCTTATTGGAATTGATGGTATCGTTGGACCTGCCACATATGGTGCACTCTTTGGTGTTCAAGTTGATCCCAAAGCAGTTGAGTTAACTAAAGTAGAAAGAGGTAAGGTTGAACTATCTAATGGTAAACTAAAATCTTCATATTCTGGAGAAAAGCAAAGAAATATTAGCTTATTGATTGATGAGATGACACGGCAAGGTATTACCAATCCCTATTCTCAAGTTGGAATTCTTGCGGTTATTGGTAAGGAGAGTGGTTTTATTCCTAAAAACGAAATCATGAATTACTCTAAAGAGAGACTACCTGAAGTATGGGGAGTATTTTCAAAGACTGGTAAAATGGTACCGAAGGGACAAGGTCAAGCTAATTATAATGACCTGGCTGTACAATATGCGCGTAATCCGGAAAAACTTGCAAATTTTGTATACGGTCAAAAGCCAAATGGAATGAGGACTAATGCTTATGGAAATACTCAACCTGGAGACGGCTGGAAATATCGAGGCCGAGGATTTAATGGCATTACCTTTAAATCAGGATATCAAAAGTATGCGACCGCCACTGGTATAGATCTAGTAAATAATCCAGATATGCTAAATGACCCGGCGACTTCTGCAAAAGTTGCAGTTCTCTATTTCATAAACACCGTAAAACCTCATGGAATTGATTTAAACTCTTTTACTTCAACTGAAGATGCAACTAGAGTCTTTGTTAGAGCAAATGCGGGTTGGGGCAGTGACCAGACGGTACAGTCCTGGGCATACGCAAATGCTGCTAAAATTATTCCAAACTTTACAATAGAGCCTGGAGCAATAGCATAAAACCTAATAGTTTTTCCTAGTAGAATATTTCAAAATATTTTATAAAATGGAAAATACCGAAACCACAACATTAGGTGCAGAAGAAACTCTCGTTGCTACACCGGAAGTTACACCAGTTCAAGACGAGGCAATGGCTGAACCTATTACTGTACCACTAACTCCACAAGAACAACTAACACAATTGATTAATCGTCGTACTGGAGAATTCGAAGTTCGAATTAATCATGCTGATTTAAAATTCCTTAAAAATACAATTAATCAAAAGGTTGAATGGAAAGGACCAAATGAAGCATACCTTGTAATTATGTCAGTTTTAACGATGGATAATACTTTACAGGCAATGGATCCAAAGGAGGCTACTCCTATTAAAATTCAATTACCTGCATCAACAATCGAATCAATTAACTTCTTCTTAACTAAGATTAGTGGAAAAGGTATTGACTCCGCACAGCGAGTATTTTCAGTATCAATGATGTTTCGTCAATCCATGGAGGCAATTCGTAAAATCGATGAAGAAATCAATTTGCTTAAATCTGAGTTGCAAACTGAGAAAACGAGCTAATTTATCTGATAAATAATAAAAAATTGAATTAACAATGAAAGTAAAGAACTTTGCAGGCTTTATGAAATCTCGCGTAAATGAAAGCGATGGAGCAACGATGGGAAATTATATCGGGTCCGAAGGTGAATTTGCCAGCCAATTCGGAGACATTAATCAATATGATGGTGAAACAGAAGATTGGGGAGCAAATCCAGAGGAAGAGGAAGAAGAAAGCACAGATGCTGATACCGATACTCCAGAAGGAGAAGAAACTGAACCCGTAACACTTGATAGCTTAAAAGCTATGATTGAAGACTTAACTGAACGGGTTGAAAAACTTGAAGGTGGTGGAGAAGACGCTACAGAAGGTGAAGAAGAAGCTCCAGAAGGTGAAGAAGAAGCTCCAGAAGGTGAAGAAACACCTGAAGAAAAGCCGGCAAAGTAATTCACAAACTACTATAATTAAACCTAAAACGAGCTATCGCATATGTGATCGCTCGTTTTTTATTTTTAAAGAATTAGGATAAATAATTACGATGAGTGAGTATCAACATAATAAAATCGTGCCTCTGTTTGAAGAATTCTGCAAGAAGAACCAGGTCGACGGTAAAGATATTGAAGTAACGCTTGCTGGCAAAACGTTGCGATTAAGGGTTGCAACAACTCCGCAAAGCCAAGCAAAAGGATTTATGGGAGCGACCTCTGAGCCTGAAGAAGGTGAAGGAATTATTTTTATTTATGATGGAAATCAACCTCTGTCTTTTTGGATGAAAGACGTTCGTTTCCCACTAGATATTA